TGATACGTGGAAATATTCTAAATCATCGAATACAGCAGAAACTTCTGAAGAAACTACGATCCAGTTTGCACCACCACGTAAAGTTGTTTTATGGATTTGAGCCGATAATTGGTTAATCTTAGTGATTAACGTTTGGTTCCAATCCTTTTGAGTGTAACCTTGTAAAGTTGCGCCAGATGCACCACCGTACTTCCACTCATTGTAATCCCACTTAAGAGACCAAGCAGCACCTTTACGTAAGTCACGTAAGATTTCACGGTCAACTTCAGCAGCGATTTGCTCTGATAATAAAGCAGTTAATTCAGCTTCAGCATCGATGTTGTGGAATGCACTAACGTCTTGAGCCAATTCTGGAGACCAAGTTGCTCTTAATTTTCTTTCAGTTACAGAAACTGTTACAGAAGAAAGGTCGAAAGAAACCTCACCGATTTCGTCTTCGAATTCTAATGAATCATAAACTCTGAAGTTTAATACGAAAGAAGATGCTAAAGCATTTGATGCTAAAGTTACAGGGCTGAAACCAGCAGTTGCTGAATAAGTTTGTACGTCTACTTTTACATAGATTACACCTTCTTCGTCGCAAATATCTTGGTATCCACCACTAGGATATCCTGATGTTTGTCTTTTTTCACCGTAAGCAACGATACCTTTACCGTATTGTTGAGTTACAACGTTGAAATTTTTAGATTCACCAGAGAAAGTTACAGTAGCAGATGCTAAGAAATCTTCAGTATCCATTACAGAACCATTTGGTCCGATTAATTTACCTTGAGCTGTTTTAGTGAAACCACTAAATTTGATGATTACATCACTCTTAGATTGACCAGTCATTGCAGAGTTTGCAACTTCAGTTACCTCTCCGTTAGCGAAAGTAACATAAGAAGCACCAGCTAAAGTTACTCCAGAGAATTGACCTTTTGAGTAGTCAAATAAACCGCTAGTAGCTTCATCATTTGCTTCGTAGAAACGATCATAAAGGTTTACACCAGTGTAACCTGTGCTTGCGCTAGATCCACCTGCACCACCTGGGATACCGTATGGAGAATAATGTCCGTTTGATGCATTTCTTTCTTGTATCTTAGGGATAAAGAAGAATAATTTACCAATTGGTAAGTTCATAGCTTGAACTGAAACGATGTCGTTCGCTAATAATTTAGAGAACACACGACGAATGATAGGGAATACCACTGTCTCGAAAGAACCTGAAGCATCAGAAACTGCTGCTTCGTTGATTAAATAAGACGCTTGGTTTTCATACAATTGCGCGATGTTATCTTTTTGGTGACCGTCAAGGTTTTCTAAGAAACCTAAGTCATCCCATTTTCTAATAGTATCTTCTTTGATAACACGTAAATGTTTTAATCCGATGTTACCAACCATACCTGATTCTAATAATGCTCCCATTTTAAAATTTTTGTTTTTTTAATTTTTTATTTATTATTTTAATTTTTTCATCAAATCTTTCATTCTTGCAAATTGAGGTGCTTCGTAAACTTTTGATTCAGAAAGTACTTCAGTTGAAGATGTTGAAGGTGTTGATGCAATTTTTTCAACAACTGACTCAGTTACAGATTTTTTAGACCCAAGTTCAGTTTTGATTGAGTTGTAAAGATTTTTTGATTCATTTATAGTAGAAATTGTGTCAAATCTTTTCAAAATATCCAACTTCTCTGTTTTTGTTGTTGAGTGCTCAGTAAACAATCTTGTAGCATAAGCTAAATTTGCGTTGAATACTGCAACCTCGTTAAGTTTATCTTTAAAAAGTAATAACGCCTTTTTATATTCAGCATTTTGCTTTTTTAATGTTTGAACTTCTTCGTTTACTGCTTCTCTTTTGTTACCAGCGAAATACATTTTTTTACTTTTGATTCCACCATGATAACCGTTTCCGATAGTACGAGCTGATTCAGTCGCTTCAACTTCTTTTGAAGTTGACATAACTTCCTCATCGTCGTCTTCACCGTCTAATTCGATTTCATAAACTGTTTCTTCTTCTTCACCTAATTCTTCGTCACCCGCCATTGGCGCGTCTTCTTCTTCGTTCCAATCTTCAGAAACTTCTTCTTCAGATTCATCTTCTTCGTTTAATTTGATGATATACTCATCTTCACCATCTTCTAAACTGATGTTTTCTCCGTCTTTTTTAACAATAATACCATCTTCGTCAGACATTGCTTTAAACACTTTTAATACTTCTTCATCAGAAGCACCTGTCATGTCTAACATGTCATTGTCATCAGTTGGCATCTCGTCATCAATTGCTGGTAATTCATCACCAAACCCTTCTTCTTCATCAGGATCTGTTAAATCTTCACCATCAATGTCTTTAGATGGTTCATCGTTTATTGCTGGTAATTCATCATCCCCTTCACCTTCAGCATCCGCTTCTGGCTCAGTTACATCTTCTTCATCTTCAGGAGCGTCTTCATCATCTGCTTGTTCAGCAGTTAACTTGATCTCCTCATCTTCCATAGATTCTTTAAGCAAATCATTTAGTTCTTGTTTCATTGTTGACGCAAGAATACCTTTTGCATTTTGCTTTACTGCTTCCTCAAGTGTTTGCACTTGAAGTAACGCTTGTTCTAAAATTGATTTTTCAGTCATTTGTAATGATTAATTTACTATATAAATAGTCGTGTTTTTAAAAAAAGTTAGTTTTTAATTGTATAATCCTAATAAAAATCGTTATTTACTCAAAAAACTATTAAGGTTTCCCATTAGTTTTTTCATTCTATCATCAACAACTGGTTTTTCTTGCACAGATTCTTGATATTTGTCTCTATCAGATAAATCTTGGAAGATGTATGCACCTGGTGTTGATGGTGAAGAAACTAAATCAAAACACACTAATTCAAAGTCATCTTGAACAATGTTTTGACCTCTTTCATTTTTTAACGAACCAACACCTCTAGATGATATACCCAGAGTTGCGCCATTTAATAAAAGCATAGCTGCTTGGTCACCTTTAGTTGATACTATTCCCATTTTTCTCCAACCTGGGGATGTGAATAGTTTAATTTTACCCATAAGGATTTTACCATCCCACCAAGTTTCTAAAATACTGTGGGATACCCTGTCTAAGTCAATAAGTGATGATGATGGGTGATTTAGTTCGTTTAAAGCCGAACCGCTAGTGATAGCTTGTTGATATTTTTCGTTTTCTCTTTTTAAGAGTGCCTGTGGGTATATTCTACCGTTCTTGTTTGGTGTGTCGTATTTTTGTAAAACGGCATAGAGAATAAAGTCCTGATTGGTATCTTTATTCTCCATTTCTTTTAACACTGCTCTGTTTTCACTAGGAGAAATGTGTCCAGCGTCGTATTCTATTAAAATTCCCTTACCTATTTCGTTTGGACCTAATATCTTCATTTATAGATTTTTTATTCTATAAATATCACATAATTAAGTTCAAAACTTGGTTTTACTAAAATTAAATAAGGTTTTATCAATTAAACAGTTATCAACTAATTTTTTTACTAGGTTTTCAAGCATAAATGCAACCTCTTTGTTCTTTATGTCAAATTGTTTTTCAGCGTATAATGTGATTTCAAGGTTCATAAATGATTTCTTATCCATTTTAATACCCTTGGTTCTAATATCTAAATCAACAATGCTTTCTGGCTTAAAAAAGTTATTTAAATTGAATTCTCTAATTGTATCTTTTATCTTCTTTCTACTTCTTAATATAGTTCTATCAAAATCGTCAGATTCATTTGTTGGTTTAACCCAAGCATTTAACTTTATGTATACTGTCTTTAATGTTCTAAAGTCAACAGTTCCGTAACCTATTTTAATTTTTTCATATTCACCTAATTGAATATACTTACCAAATTTCATTTATCTTTTCATGTTATTGTCATTTTATGGTGTTAATAACTAATTTAATGAATTTTTTTCGAAATTCCAAAAAAATGGTAATTTTGTGATATATTTATTTATATATGATTATAATTGATTTAAGTAAGGAAAGAAATCTCGAATCTGCTCTTAGAACGTATAAAAATAAGGTTCAAAAGACCAAGCAAATACAACAATTAAGAGAAAGACAGGAATTTGTTAAACCTTCAGTAACTAGAAGGAAGGAAGTATTGAAAGCGATATACCTTCAACAGAAAAAAAATGGTCTAGATTAATCCAGACCATTTTCTAATTGTTTTAAACGATAATAGTTAAATTTCGTTGGACTCATATTGTCCATCTCTTTTTTCACATCCGTTAATTTTGTTGCAAACACAGCGTCATTAGATGTTGCTTCACTTAAGAGTGTATCTACTTTAGTGGTTAAACTTTCTTTTAATTCGTTAACTTTTGTTTTTAAATCTTCATCAGAAAGTGATATAATTGTTTTTAAAGTTTCTTTTTGTTCTTCATTTAATGTGTTATTATAAAGAACGTTAAAATTGTTTGCTAAAACAGCGTGTAATAAATTTTCATTTACAGTGTAAGGTTCGCTTGCTTTTTCAACATTTTCTTTTTTGGTTGTTAAATGTTCTACCAACTTCTTTTTAGCCACGACTTTCTTATCAATATTACTCAGATTATCATCTTCTAATAACTGATCAATTGAATCATAAAGTTCGTTTTCATCTATTTGTGTGTCATGAACCGACATATTGATAACTTCGCAAAAGCTATTAATTTTTGTTGCCTTTTCCTTTAATAATTGACCAAGTTGTTCAACATAAAGTTTAGCGGTTTCTTTATCCTCAAAATACTTGTTCTCTATTTCTTCATAAAATAGATACATTTCTTTGAAATCTCTATTCTTCTTAATAACCTTAAACAAGTTTTTTGTATTTTGTTTAAAGGTTTTATCTGTGTACGCCTCAGTTAATTTTTTCAATAACTTCGACTTTATTTTTCCAAAGTTGTTCATTTTTAATCGTTTAAAATATCTTTTAATTTATTCTCCATTTCATAAATATTCCTTTGTGCCTTTTCCATATTAAATAAATCTTCTAATTTATCTCCGCCACCTAAAGATGAGATAAGTTTAGCTTTTTTACTTTCACTTAAAGGTTCTTCACCGCCACCTGCTGGTGGTCCTGATGGTGCAGATGGTGCTCCCATTGGTGCAGATAACTCAGGTGCTTCACCACCTTCAGCGCCAGCCGCAGTAGCCGCTTCTAGTGCCTGTCTTTCTTCTTCTGAAATACCGTACTTAGCATCTACCTCATCAAATATTCCAGAACGCTTAATTACTGTCTGAGTATTTGTTAATTCAAAGCCCATTGCTCTTTCAAGACGTTGTTGTTGTAAATCAAGAAGAACATCATTATCGCTAAATCCAAGAATATTTTTCTTAGCCCATGTATGTGATACTGGTAGAATACCAACTTGTGATTGATCTGATGTCGCGTCTTTATAAAGTGTGATTTTTTCTTTCCATTGCTCAATACGTAGTAAATCTGATTGTGCTGATGGATTTGATAAACCTAGTGTGAAGTTATTTAATTCATCTTCTAAACCTAACATGTATAGATGAATTAACGCAACTTTGTTTAATTCTTGAATTAATGATTTTTGAATTCTATTAATTGTTCTTGCGAAACGAATATCCATTAACGCAAGATTTTTACCGTCACCAACAACTTCTTCAAAACCTAAAAATGCTTTAGGTATACGAAGAGCCGCTAATAATTTCTTTTGAATATATTCAATATCGGCAATCTCACCTAGATTCTGTGCACCTGGTAATGTATCAATTGGGTTTGGTGCCGCTGGGTCACGAACTGGGATAAAATAATCTTGGTCAACAGCCATTTGATTATATCGCATATCCACTTGACCATTTCTAGAATCAACTGATTGGTCTCTTTTAAATTTATTCGCAACACGTTGTACATATGGTTCAATATCTTTATCATCCATATTACCAACAAACACTTTGAATACGCGTCTTTCAGGCGCTCTAGATGTTCTATAAATTAACATAGCATCTTCAGCAAGTAATAATTGTTTCCAGATTCTTCTAATCTTATCTAACATAGAAGTACCATAAGGTAACTTTCTATCATCACCTAAAATTCTGAAGTGAGCAATTTCCCATGCTTGGAATTCCATGTCACGATTTTTCCATCTAAACATTAATTCTTTAGTAGGTAATTTTGTATCTCTTTGTGACGGGGTTAAACCTAAAGAACCTTCAATTCTTTCTATTTCAATATTTGGTAATTGTTGACAACCAATGATTCCTTTTTCAGGATCAACTTTTAAATAAACAAAATCGTCACCATACTTACACATACCTCTAGCCCACATTTGTAGGTTTGTATTGATGTCTAGTTTATTTTCAAACAAATCAATTAAAATATTTTTTACTCTTTTTGATTCCGAATATATGTTTAAAATATATCCTTTTTCTGACATTGTTGTAGATTCTTCGGCGTAGATGTCCAATGCTGCTGACACTTCAGGTGTAAACTCCATTGATTCAAAATCATAATATGCAGCAATTCTATTTGGTTCATAATAAACCGATTGATTGTACATTGAATTATCAACCTTAGCCCATTTATCAAAAAGATATTGGCTTTGTTGTAATTTCAATCTTTCACGCTCATATTCTATCGGGTCATTAGTCGTAAGGAGTTCTTCCTTAGAAAAATTAAACGACGGCGGTTGCGGTGTTTGTCCCTGATAGCCAAAGATTTTGGTTAATCTTTGAAATATTGTTAAATTTTGGTCTGCCATATCTATATAAATACTTTTTCTTTCTTAATATACACAAAAATCAATAGATTATGAATGCTTTTTATTAGCACCAAATAACCATCCGTATTCTTGGTATTGTTGTTTTGCAGGTTGTGATTGTGTGTTATTGTGTTGTGAACCATCCATTTGCATTGAACCGATAGCGTCTAGGGATGTTCCGTATGAATAAAAATTCTTACCAGTTTCATATGTTCTTTCTGCAATCATCCAAGAATCAATCATAGCTTTTGATTGTTGTTCGTTTCTTTTAAGTTGTGTAAAACATATATCCCCAGCATATAAAGCAATACTCATACTCATAATAGCATCATCATGAGCACCTTTCATGTGGTCTGGTCTGCCATTAATATACACAAAAGTGTTTAGTTCATTTAATAATCTATTTGACCTAACAGCAAAACCTTTTCTTAATTGTTCCTCAAACGCTGCTACAATCTGGGTTCTTTTATTGTTAAAGTTTATCCCAGGTATTTTTTCCATAGCTTTTCTATTGTATTCCCATGGATTCATTGTATTCACACCGTCTATGAATAAACTCTTATAATTTAATTCTTGTAATTTTCTTGAGGTGGCTACTCCCATACCACCAGTAATATCAACAACAATAAATGCTTCGTATAATACACCCCATTTATATGCTACAGCGGCTAAATCATCTGGCGGCATTTTACCAACATATTCCGCAACTTGTTCTCTATCGTCAAAATCTATAATACTAATCGCAGAATAGTCATCACTGTCACCTCTACTAACGTCCACGCCCATAATATATCTGTGACCTTGTATTGGTTCTTTCCATATCCAAAAAGTTCCCTGCATATATTTTTCTTTAGGAACTTGTATCATATTTTTAGCTATATTTTCTTGAACATCCCCTGGAATAACTCCATCACCAGAACCCAAAAAATCACACTCCAATTCCTGTGCAATTTTACGTCTATCGTATTTGAATTTTTTAGACATTGATTCAAACCAAGAAGAAAAAGGTTTATAACCTTGCTCTTCTAATTCGGTATATTTCTCAATATCGAAGTCACGTAAAACAACTTCATCGTCATTATATTGTTCCCTGTTTAACATATAATGTGTTATGTCAGAACATTTAACCCAATGTAAATCTTTGGTGTATCTAGGGTCCTTAAACCATCTTAAATCTGTGATATGAAAATCATTCATTTTACGCATTGCTTGGTCATAAACACCGTAATAAATTGGGTCATAACCATTTGGTGTGGAAATAAGAATGATTTTACCACCGGTAGACAAAGACGCCATAGAA